TCAAGCCGTCAATTTTGCTGTAATAGTACAACTCAGTCGCCGTGACCGCTGATGGCGTCGGGAATAGCTCAATTTCGCCTGCCGTAAGCGCATAATAACGCGGAGAGCCAGACGCGTCCCTGCTCTTCATGCGCAGATCGAGCATGTCGCCCTGACTTATAATCTCAAGAGTTGAGTGATTTCCGCCAGACACGCCAAACCGAATAACCTCCAAGAAATCACTTGGCACATCGCTGTATCGCGAGTTGAGGTTGGCATTGCTGCGCTTTTCTTGACGCCAGTGGCGTATCTTGCGCTGCATATCAGCCTCGGCCAACGAAATAAACGTCGGGGTGGCTGTGTCTAGATCGTCGCGGTTGAGAAAGTCAGTGATTGACGTTTTCAGCTCTGCGTATGTTGTGATGCTCACAGCGTACCTGCCCTTGTTCTAAATACTCGGTTTTCGCTGTCGTTCATCCACTTTTTTAAGGCTTTTGGATCGTCAGCTATACCTTTGCGCTTCAGCTCATAGTACACTGAAAGCGGGATCGTGGCCACCTTATTAAGATCGCCATGTTTGTTAGGTGTGTCGTTGTACTGGCGCTTGTTCGCCTCAACGATAGCGGAGACATTCTGCTGTGTCTCAACAACGTATTCACCATTTCCCGTGACGTGCCAGTATTTCGTAATTCCGGTGGCGTCGTCTTGGCTGAAAATTCTTTTCACAGTTACCCTCCTGAAGTGATCGGGGCGACCGAAGCCGCCCCGTCATGACTTATGATGTAGTCAAGTCGAACACACCAGCGTGTGCCTGCTCATTCAAGACCTTCAGTCCAAACTCTGCGATGACCATACGCTTCTCTGCGTCGCCAGTCTTCGCAAGTTCAACTTGCTGGATTGGGCGCAAGAAGCATACAGACGCGTACTCAGGGTCAAGCAGCAGCGCGTCACGCTCACGCATGAAGCGGTTTGGCGTCACAGAAAGTGTACCAAAATCAGATAGATAGACGTCAGCAGCGCCGATGATGGTTGTTGGGCCATCTGAAGGTGCTTGGTAACGCTGAGCCGCAATACCTGCGAAGCCGGATACAACAGTTTTGTTGTGTGGACCGACCATCAAGATTGATGGCTGACCGCCTGCTGTGTACGCCTTTTGCATCGCATCTTTGACCATTGCTTCTGTCAAATCGCGCTGCGTGCCGTCTGTACGCGCATCGGAACCGTCACCAGTTGGTGAAGCACCGCCAGTGCCGAAGTTATCGTTGGTTGCGATCCATGCACCCAAACCGGCAGTTTCGCGTGCAGTTGAAGAGTTGCCAGCAACTTGAGCGTTGTTGTCTGTCAACACAGCCTCGATGTCACGGCGTAGCTCTTTGCCGCGCTTTGCAAGCTGGAAGCTAAGTTCGTCGTTACGGCCAGCCAAATCTTGTGAAGAAAGGTTGTCAGCAACAACAGTTGTGCGGCGAAGAATGTGCGTGTAGTTGCCCACGCGTGTTGTGGCAGATGTTGCATCGAATGATGAAACGTCGTCGCCGTCGATTACAGCCGCTGTAGAAGTTGCTGCAAGTGTGTCTGTCTGCCACTCAAAATACGTGTTGGACACGTTTTCAGAGCCGATGTTTGACTGCACAGGCACTTCTTCTGGGGACACGTTTGAGATGATGTCAGAAAGGCTCTCTCTCACGCCATTGGCTGAAAAAGAGGTGAATGTATTTGCTACGATAGCCATAATGGCCTCCTAAAGTAGAGATTTGATTGCAGCCGCGGCATCATTGACACGGCCACTTTGACGTACGCGCTGTAGCGCTTGTTGTTGCTCGCCCTTTGGTCTCGGCTGTGTCGCTCGGCTTCCGCTTTTCAATGTCTTGGACGCTTGCTGTTTCGGCTTCTGTTTTGCCGTCTTCGCACGCGTTTGTCCGCGATCATATAGCATTGCCTTACGCGCTAGTTTCACAAGCGTTGCATTCGTCAATCCGCTAATGTCTTGCTCACTGAAACCTTCCCGAACCAAGAAATCTTTTAGATCGCCCGCTTCTTTTGTGGCGACTTTTTTGTCACGCCACTCTGGGATAATCTCAGGCAACACTTCACGCTGCTGTTCAACAAATTGCATCTGCATGTGCTGCACCTTTTGCTGGTGTAGCTGCTGCATCCGCTGCTGTTCAGCCTGTACCGCTTGCAGTTGAGCATTGCGCTCTTCGTTCTGCTTACGCCACTGACGTTCTGCCTTCGCTGCCATCGTAGGGTCTGCATCATACAGAGTGTCCCAGTCTGGCTCCTGTTCGACCGATTGCTCTATCCGCTGCTGTAGTGCTGGCAGCATCTGAGCGTATTGGGCACGCTCTCGCTCAATCTCTTCTGCTTGCGTCTCCACCTCACGGGTGCGTTCTGCAAGCGCCTGAGTTTTACGAGTGTAATCTCTCTGCCGGAGTTGTCCGCGTTTTAGCTCTTCAACGGTAATCTCTTCGCCGTCTACATCGACAGTTGCCGACATAAGGTCAAAGGATGCGTCGTCAAACTCTTCAGCTTCGTCCTCTGCTTCGAGTTCGCCTTCATCATATTCTTCAGATTGCTCCTCTGAATATTCTTCCGGCATTTCGGCTTCGTCCATAGATTGCTCTACGGGTTCACCCTCAAGCGCATCAGGCTCTGTCACGTTATCCTCTTGAGGCGCGATCATGGCTCTGATTGCATTTTGTGCGGTGTTCAGATCAGTCCCTAGTGGGTTGCTGGTGTCTGACATGCGTCTACTCCCTATTATGCGCTATTTTGACTTTTTTTCAATAGCTGCATTATCCTGCATTGCACGCAGCTTCTGGCCTACCGCCTGAACGCCGCGCAGTTTCATGTAAATGCCCTCGCGGGCCTCACTATCGCTGGCTGAGGTTGTCTTAAATTCCTCCCAGCAATCCTGCTCGATCTCAGCCATAAAGCGGATGAAATCAGTGTCACGTAGAAGACGGGAAGCCTCGTTCCCGTCGTCAATTATTTGCTGCTTAGACTTCACGCGTAGCATCCTTAATTATGTCGGCCTGCGCCTTCATCACTTCGCGGTCGATCGACATGTCAGACTTGATCTTGGCCACGTTGAGCTGCGTGCCGTACTTGGCCTGCATTTCTTCAGCCTTAACGTATAGCTCAGCCTCAAGCTCGTCGCGCTTGCGATCATCGTCCATAATCATCTTTTCGCGCCCAAGCTGCAACTCTGCCGCCTTCTTCTGCATGTCCGCCTGTATCTGCTGGATTTGCACCTGTATCAACTGCTCGTTGATGTCGGGCTTATCTTGCGCTGGCGGCGGCTGGAATTGTGCTGGGTCTGCCCAGAATTGCGAGGTATCCTTGAAGCCTGCAAGCTCTGTCATTGCTTTCAGAGTGTTGGAGAGCTTGCTGATGTCGGTCAGCGGGTTCTGCGGACCCATCGTCGCCATCGCCTCTTTCTGCATCTCGCCGATCTGTCGGAGCATCATCATGCGCTCAGTGTCGGAACCTCGACCCAAAGCCACGTTAATAGTGACGTCCATATTTGAGTCGAATGCGCGTGGGTCGATCGGCACAAATTCGTTGCTTAATCGGACCATGCGCTCGCGATCTTGGTGCGTCGTAATCAAGTGCAGCACCAGTTGATACATGCGCTTGACGCCGGTCTCAGCAAAGATGCGGGCGATCAGCTCAATGTGCTGCTGCGCTGCGCTTACAGTGGCGTTGACCGCAGTTGCGGTAGATGATTGCAGAGCGCCGGCATCAAGCCCTGCAGACGCCTTTGAGATGCCTGTGCGGGCCTCTTTGACCTGATCCATGTATTGCAGGACCGGAAACGCCTCGCGACCGACAAATGGCATGGACAGTGGCTGCACCTGACCGGCAGAGCGCTGTCGGATAATCGCGCCGACTTCCGTTGACATAACGTCATCCATGTTGACCATACCCTCGGTCACAGCAATGCGTGGGTGAATGGACATCGCCAAGCTGTCAAGCGTGTTGCGCATGATGGAAGACTTGATGCGCTGAATGTCCATGACTGTCTCAGCGACGGAATGCCCGAAGAAATCATGAGCTTCAGGATCGGGGCACATTGTGGCAAACGGTGCCATTGTGCATGGCTCATTCATTAGGATTTTGTTGCCGTCGCCTGCTGTGCAAATTTTGCGCAGTTCAGCAATGCCGTCGCCATCATAATCGACCTTGATGTAGTTCTCGACGTAGAGAACCTTTTTCATCGCAGGATCGTTGCGCTCATTCATCTCGTTAGACAGCGCCTTGTTGCGCGTGTAGCGCTCGACGTTGGTTGACATGTCTTCGTGCGCTGAGCCTAGCTTTGACACCTCGTCGAAGTCGTAACCCATTGCAACAAGCTCTGAGACGGTGACAATGCGACGGTGTGCAACGTAGTCAGCCTGCTCGACCGACTTAGCTTCGCGAGAAATCAGAAACTCTTCCGGCGGGACAGCCTCGACCTTCACACGACCGTCTGGGTGCGTGTATGTGGCGCGAACGGAATGCTCCATCGGAGGCTCAATGATCATGCCGGTCATTTCGTCCATCATTGGCTCGCCGACAGGCGTGGACGCCGTAATCTCGATTTCGACATCTGGGTCAGACATCAGCGCGTTAAGAGACGCGTCATCGAGGCCGCTCATGTCGTACGTCTCAAACTTAGTCTGGTCATCCCAGTAGACTTTGATGATGCCAACCTTACGAACTAGTGCATCCATAAACGCGCTGTGCATGTCGAGGAAACCGTTATTATCGCGATTTATGATGAAGTTGGCGTAGTCTGTGGCCTGTGCAGCGCTTGCAACGTCCTCTGGACCCTGCGGGACAAACTCAACAGTGCGATCTGTGCCGTGAAAGATACGCATCAAGGACGGCATAATGGCCTGTACGGTATCGCGTACGTCCATTGAGACAACTTGGCTGCGGCCTTCCTCTTCATTGCCGAACGGATCGCCGCGATAATACTGCGTCGCCGTTGCGCGCATCGGGCTGATCCAGTTGTCGATGTAGTCGATTGCGTCTTCAATCTCCTTGCCGACGATGCCTTGCAGCTCGTCGTCCTTCATCACGTCTGGGTTTAGCTCTTCTTCGAGCACCGACATCATCTGGTTGATTTCATAGTCCATTTATTGGTTCCTTTGTCGGTCTACTCGTTGAAAGCGCGCCAGTATTCTGTAAATTCGTCAATCTCATCTACCATCTGCCGATCCGCTTCTGATACGATGTTTCCGTGAGACATCAAGAACGATCTCTGGTCTGATGCTGCTGCGCTTGGCTTAACACCTTCAAGCAAACCGCGACGCATATTAAAGAAATCTCTAAATGTAAGGGCTGCTGGAACCTGCACCGGCAAGCTGCCGTCATATTCACCAGCTATGGCCGTTGGATACACTGGGTGCGCCGCCTTGGCAGACAGCCCCTTGCTGAGGTCCGGAGAGCCTAAATTTAGGCCAGTGTCAAAGGGATTGGCGTACAACAGGTCAGGATCAGTCTGTGCCAAACGCATCTCGCCAATAGGTATACCAGCGTCGCGGAATTTTGCGCTATCTAATGCCTGCCAAATAGCGCGACGATTTGAGCCGTTCATATTGCCGATGTACTCGTCAACACCATCCAAGAGGCCGCGCGTATTGCGGCGCGTGTCGCCGCCAGAGATCAAATCTTCGTACGGGAAATCTTTATCGGTAAAGTCCTTAGACGCCTTTAGTTTATCCGCCAAAAGCTCACGCATTTTTGGATCAACATCGACGTCTCGAATGTAGTCTCTGATCAGCTCGTTTGTGGCAAAGTCTGATGACTGTGCGCCCATAGACGTGTAAATCATGCGAGGGGTAAGGCCATCTTGTGATGCCCTATTCAAAGATGCGAGCAGTGGCTTTGTGACATTTTCGTCAGATGCCCATATCTCTTTATTCAAGCTGTCACGCAAGAAGCCAGAACCGCCGAACAAACTGTGCGGGCTTCTTAACTTCCTATCGGAATAACCTAATATGTCTCGATCCGCGACAACACGGTCCCCGAACGCCGCAATAAGCCCATCGCCCAGCTTGATGGTGGTGTCCTTGCGGGGGTTGGCTTCACCACGCGTGCGGCTGTCTACAACCTGCTCTTCGACGGGCGTGTTCATACGCACGTTCGATGCAGGGTGATTGTACGTCAGTCCGGTCTTTTTATCAGGCTTAATGTTGCTAATCCGATTGCCAGCAGCGTCAAATTGAGACGCGAGCGCTTTGAGCGCTTCTGGCTTGGCACGTCCGCGCTCATCACGCAGGCCAATGTTAGCCTCAAGGCGAGAAATATCTTTCGGGTCATAACCACGCACAGGTTTTCTGGGTATGTCAGCGCTCAAGCTGCGAGCCTCGCCGCTACGCTGGAACACTTCGCCGATGCCCTCGATGTCGCCAGACGCGATTGAGCGGCCAAGGCCGATTGCGTCCGCTGTACGAGCGCCAACATCTACGTTGCCCGCAGCACGGACAGCGGCGCGGGTGCCGCTGGCAGCAGGTATCACGCCAGTCATCGCAAATAGGTCGCCGGTGTAGGCGTCATTCGCGGCACGGATTTGCTCCATCGTCGCGCTCTTCAGCTCAACGCCTTCTGGCAGGTATCCCGCAGCACCTTTGGCTGCGCGGCCTGTTGACTGTGCTACATCCGTTATAACACCCTTTGCGGTGCCGATTGCGGTGCCGATCGGGTCGGAAAGCAAGTCTTTCGCGCCCTCAAGCATGCCGGAGCCGATCTGCTTGGCAACGCCTTTAGGGTTCTCGAACAATTCGTCCTTAAAACGCTCGCCGGCGCTTCGGTATCCGTCCTCGATGCCGATCACGTTGTCCAATATCGAGTAGCCGATGTTTCCGGCGTCGCGGATCGGGCCGCGCAGGTTTGGCGGGATGTAGCGTTCTAAAAGCATCAGTCTAACAACCCCCGTGGCCTTCTGCGTGGTCGCAGTGACGTCAAAGTGCCAAGATTGTCAGGCAAAGTCGATCCAAAGATGTCCTTGTAGTCTTGCTTTAGCTTTGTCGAGTATTCACGCGCCTCACGGGTATCCATGTTGGCAGCAGAAGAACCCGCGTCGACGTAGCCCTTAACGCCCGCGTTGTACGCAGTCAGGGAGCCTTCGGTGTCGTTGTCAAACACGTCCATCAGCTCACGCAGGTAAGGACGGCCAACAGCCATGTTGAGGTCTGGGTTTTTTAGGAGCTGGATCGCCATGCTCTTGGTCTCGTCTTCCGGCTCGATCTCAAAACCGGCATCGCGCGCAACGTCGAATATGCTCGGCACGTTGCGGCGTGGGGATTGCATGAAGTCTTTTGGCATGATGCCCATAAGGCCCACAGCGCCACCATCAGAAATAGCATCGGCGCGTCCGCTGCTCTCGCGACGGATCAATGCCTCAACAAGTTTGTCGAAAGTAAGTAAGTCATCCATGAGTTAGTACCTCATTTGTATATAAAAGTACCGTTTCCGAGACGATCGCGCGTCGAGTTGTGAATACCCTGATTAGCAATACGGATCAGCTCTTCCATTGACATTGCCTCAATTGGCAGCGGACCAGAAACCGGAGACGTTGCAACAGGTTCGAACTGGTAAGATGCCGGTTCGAATTCGGTTCCGCTAAAATCGCGCCGCGGGGCGCTGACGCTTGTGCCACTCGCGATATGCGGTGTCGTGGCGGCAAGTGCCTGTGCCTCGGCCATGCGCTCATCATAGCCGAGCGGATTTACACCAAGCATTTTCGCCAAGACAGAGTACCCGCCTGCGCCTTGAAAACTGTTGCCGCTGTACCCCATTCCGCCGCCGTCACGAATATCTTGAAAAAATCTGTAGTCTTTCGTGCCGCGCGTCGGCTGGCGATAACCCCGCTGCTGCATTTGCGCAGCGCGTGTTGGCGCTGGGGCGTTGGCTCTGGCCTCCGCCTGCCTCGCGTGATAACCTGCGGGCGCAATATTCATAGCGTTGGCCAATGCGCTCAGGGGTCCACCGCCCTTGAAGGTGTCGCCGACCGCGTTCCTGCCGCCGCCGTCGAACATGTCGCGACCGTCCTTAAAGCCCAAAGCCTGCGCTAAGCCGCGCGGTTTTTTCTTTTCCTCAGCCATACCAGCTCCACATGTGTAACTTAATCAGCATAATACACTATTTTTCGCGCAAAGAAACCCCACGCGTAGGGAACACGCGTGGGGTCGAGACGGTGGGACGTCTCAGCGGATCGGGAGGGTACCGCAGGGTCTGATTAACATTATTTTACGGATAGGGCAAATTGATCAAACAACGCCGCGTATCGAGCGTCGTATCGGCTTATTCCACGATCCGGACGAGCTACGCCCAAACGCCATCGTCGTATGCTGGTTGGCCAAGCAAAGGCAGACAGCATCTGCACGGTCAGGCGAATTGACGCCGCGCTTCTTCATCGCATCCTTGCCCTCAACTTGCATCTTGCCCGATGAGGTAAAATGATACCGCGGGGCCGCAAGGTCGGCATAAAGGCCGTCATCCCTCGGCAGGCGCACATCCATGCCCTCAAGCCACTCCTTCGCCTTGAACCACAGCTCAGCACGCAAATTCAAATACGTCTCCTTCTGGGAGCTGCGCTCGGACACGTTCAGGCCGCGCGCCGGCAAGTCCAACTCGCGCAGACGATCCAAAACGCCAGCGCCAAAGCCGTTGCTGTCAACGATGATCTCAACGGGACGCTTGGACGGGGGCAGGATGTCATATTCCGCCTTAACAGCGCCGGTGAGCTGCATCAGGTCCAAGTTGCGCCACGTTGTCAGCGGGTGGATCACCGGACCCTGCCTGCGCGCCAAAACTGAGCTGTCACCGCCCTGCCTCGCAACGTCCAAACCCCACACCGCCGGCGTGTCCTCGTCAATCTTAATGTCGTTGGCCATCGCATGCTCGATCAGCGACACCGGAATAACCGTGTCCTCTTCAGACGGGGGGAAGTTGCCAAGAACACGGACGTGGTACGCGGGGCTGTCCTCGCCGTATCGCTTCTTCATGTCCTCAACGAAATCATCGCTCACACGGGCACTGGCAACACAGCTCACGTGCATCGTGTGCCAATCCTCGCGAAGTCGCGTGTGCGTATCATAAAAGAAGCCAGTATTACGCGTTGGGTTCCCCGTGAGAACCGTGGTGGCGCTGTGGCCTGACATCGAACCCGACGCAGCCTCAAATACAGCGTTCGGAACACCAGACGCCTCATCCGCAATCAGAAGCACGTTCTGGCTGTGGACACCGGCAAGCGCTTCCGGCTGCTCAGCACGGGACGTCCTGCACGAAATAAACGTGCTTTCGGGGCTGCTCTTCAGCTCAATGCGGTCAGACTTAATCTCAAGCAAATCATTGAACGGTGGCTTCAAACGCTTGGCCACGTTCTTCATCTCAGCGAAACAGGCGTCAAAAAGCTGCGAGCTGGTGGGGGCCGTCACAACCGTCTTGCTCGGAACACGCATCAAGACGTGCCAGACAGCGGCAATGGCAACTCCCGTAGACTTGCCGACACCGTGGCCAGAACGAACGGATATGCGGCGCTTGTCAGGGTTGGCAATAGCGTTCAGAAGCTCAACCTGCCACTCGTCAGGCTCAATGCCGATCACCTCGCGGGCGAAGGCAACGGGGTCGCCGTGGTATCGCGACATCAATTTCAAAAACGGGTTATCTGTAGAATTTTTTTGCGGGGTCATGTTAACACCTATTGCTTGGGTCAGGGGGGCGGGAAAGTGTGATTAGGTCATTGGCAATTGCACCCCGCCGAAAGTTTTGGCGGGGGGGTCAAATCGGCGTTTTCAGGCATCTGGCAGAGCGAGTGACCTATAATGTCCATTATGTTAATAAACGGATTCAATGAAATCAATGACTTAGCTAAACTGGACTTATGCGGCACCGCGAAATCGCCTAAACGCGGCATCGTCGTTGACACAAATGAGGTACTATGATACCGCGCGCGCCCGCGCATCCGATTGTACGCCAATGCGTGTTTACGCCGCTCACACGTCATCCGCATCGTACGGCGTCACGTCCTCAGCTTCACCCTCCAACACTTCACCAAGCAGCATCGCAGCCTGCGCATGCAAGTCTGTCACGCTGATGTTGATCGCCACATCGCGCTGCCTCGTATCGTATTGCACGTTCAGCTTCGACGCGATCCACTTGTCCGTGTCCACCTTCAGCCTGTCAGCGTTCACAGTCGCCGGCTCAGTCTCCTGAGCTGTCCTCACTGCCCGACTTGCGTAAAAGTGCGCAGCCTCTGTCAGTGCGGCCTCATATCGCCCGCGACGACCGTTCACACCGTCGAGCCACTTGTACCACAGCTTGTGCCCGACGTTCATCTGCTTGCACAGGTCGCGCATGCTCGTGCCTGACGCCAGCTCCTCGAATATCTCGTCCTCGCCACGCGCATCGAGCGCAGCGAGTTTCTCTTTTGCTATTTCACTTCGTGCCATCGTCTATCCTCTCAAAATGGTATCTCGTCACCGCCCAGATCGTAATTCACCAGCTCATCCGGACGCTTCACTCTGGTCACGCTTGCCTTTGGAAACGCCTTGAACGCCTCGGCGACAAACTTCTCTGTCCAGTCGTGCTTCAGCAGCCTTGCCGCGTCCTCGAACGCGTACACAACCCAATCAGGATGCTTCTTGCGCAACTCACTAATGCCCGACGCCGCAAAGCACGTCACATGCCCGCCAAGGTTCACGCAGAACCCGTCAGGTAGCAGCGGCTGATGCCCAGCAGCGATCGCCTCGGCCTCCAGCACATCCCACGCCCGCATAAGCTGCGACGCAATCTGATTGGTGCCAACCACATCATTCGCGTAAACCTTCTCGTACAGCGCCTCGTATGCCGCCTCAAACCTACCCGCCAGCTCAGGTGACACAAGATCGGGCAGCGTATCACCCCAGCGCTCCGTCTTAACTCTCGCCTTCTCATCGAGTGGACGCAACTGTCCCCACACGCCAGCACTGATCACCTTCGCCTCACCCTCAGTTGAGAACGAACCCTTGTCCTTGATCTCCTTGTGCGTCGGACGCTTCTTCGCCCCTGCTTTACCCTTAGCCATGATCCAGCCCTCCCACCTTTGTCACGTTAAATCTTTCCACAGTCGTTTCCTCCCACCTCATCCCCTTCCTCCACAGTACCCTATACATAGGGGTACACTGTGGTGGAGAGAATACGGGTTAATATTACCACGGTGTCGCACGTATTCCACAGTCACAAACACCAACTGTGGAACACCTCACGACAGCACCTTAAATGCAGACACGTCGAAGTACGCCATCGGCTCTATGTCTTGCGGATCGTTGCGACGTGTTGATCCGCCTGTCTGTATATCCATGTCGTTAGTTGGCAACTTACATATGCCTGCGGCGTCGCTCCACTGCACCGCAAGGAAGCACGGCAGTCCCGTCGCCTGCGTCAGCGTGTTCGCCATCATCACCTTGTAGAGCGAGATCATGTAGGTCGGGTATTGCAGCATCCTCGTTCTTCGCTGCCTCGCCTCTATAAATGCCACGGCGCTGCCGTCTCTGGTTGCCATGAAGTCGAGAGACAGCTTGATCGGCATCTTTGTGAGCTGGCAGTTGAACTCCGCCTCTATGATGCGCGCCAAGGCTTGCTCGTTGTCCCTATCCTGCTGGCTCTCATATAGCGGCCTCACAGCCCCGCCTCCTCTCTTGTGATCCACTCACCCACCGACACGATTGTGACGTCCCTACCTGCGCGCTTGTCAGCAAATTGCTCAATCTTCAGCACGCCGGTCTGTATCCACTTCTCCGCTATTGCCTTGGCTCTCGCCTTTTCCGACTTCTTGTCGATGTCCAGCTCAAGCGCACTGGCGACAGCCTTGCCAATCCATCGCTTGCTGCGCACGTTTTCGCGGTACGGGTCGCCGTTTTCCTCTGCCTGCCCCACTGCGCGCTGAACCAGCATCGCGTGCTTGGCTTTCACGCCGTCAAATAAATCTGGCATTTTAAATGGGACACAAACGCCCACGTACTCTTGGTTCGGGAGCTGCACGCCGTGCATGCGCCTGTAGACGGCCTTCGCTGCCGGCGGTGCAAGGTTTGACTTGCCGTCGTCCACTCGGAATATGCCACGCGCCTCTATCTCGCTGACGCCCAGCTTCATCGCGTCCTCTTCGCTCACCTTATTGACAACTCTTGCTGCGCGGGCTGCTGACAGCAGACTGCCGGCACCACGTATGCTGTCAGCAGACGCGTCCTCGCCGTTGCTCTTGCGGACGTGGTGCGTCAACACCATCGCACAGTCTGTCTTGTCACAAACCCAGCGCGCAGCAGCTACGGCGGAGTTCATCGCCATGTTGTCGTTCTCGTTAATGTCGTTTGCACCGACCCACGGGTCAATGAAAACCATGCCGATGTTGTGCTGCTGTATCTTGTCGGACATGTACTGAACCATTTCGTCGTTCGTCTGGACACCGTCACGACCCTGAAGCGCAAACTTTATCTGCACATCGCGTCCAGCATCCACGAACAGACGCCCCTCGATGTCTTCAGCCTTTACGTTGTAGTGCATCATTGCGGCTGCGATGCGGCGCTGGGCCTCTTCCATCGGGTCTTCTAAGTTGATCAGCCAGCAGTTTGTGCGCTCGCGTACAGGCTCACCAAGCAGGTCTCGGCCAGTGCAGATCGCTAGCGCCTCTACAATTTGCAGGCTTGTCTTGCCCACGCCGCCCTGAGACGCCAGCACAGACACATATGACCGGATGTACGCCGTGTCATACACCCAGCGTCGCTTCGGTATCAGCGTCGGATCGATCGGCGTGAACGCGGTCGGCCACTGCCTCTCGCTCTCCATCTTTTCCTGCACAACGACGGACACAGGCTTTGCGCCGGCGAGCGCCTCACGCAGCTTGTCCTCGCCCGCCTCACGCAGATAGTCATTGGCATCTTTTACATTCTCGACGCCAAGCATGTCGAACCGCACGACGTGAACCGCCGTTGACCCGTCACCCTGCAAGACATCCGCGCACTTATCAACGTCTAGGTCAGGATCGGCGCATATCGTAACGTCGGACGCCCGTGGTGGCGTGTACGTTGACATTCCGGCCTTGCCGAACGTGCAGACGACAATCGCCTCGTCCCGCACAGCCTGCCTGACGCTCAGCGCATCCTCTGGCCCCTCAACAATGCAGATCGGCTTGTCGCCTTGCGCCTCGCCCACCTGCATTACGTTTCCGGCAATGACACCGCGGGAATACTTGCTGATGCCATTTACTTCGCGCTTTTTGCCTTCCGGCGTTAATAGCACGCTCTGGATGCCCTCGACCGTGCCCTGCGGTGTAGTTGCGGCAAAGATGATCGCCGGCCCGTCGTATACGTTCGGGCTAAACTTTGCCACGCCGTCTGCTGTGGACGCTCTTAAACCACGCGAGTTTAGATACAGCAGCGCTGGGCGCACCGCGTCTGTGTTCTCGCGTGTAATCGGCACAGCACGATCCCACGCATCACTGGCCTTGCGTATCTTTTCCGCACGGGTTTCGTCATCGCGTGCGATTAAATCCTTCTGAGCCAGACGCGTCACAAGGCGATCGAGTTCGCTGGTCACGTATGGCGTGCTGTCTGAGTTCTCAAGTTCCTTTGGGTTTTCGCCCCCACGCTTAAACCCTGACCCGATCGTCATCTTTGTCTCAATGGCATCCAGTCCAATCTGCTTGGCGGCTGCATGCAGCGACATAATCGCGCTGTCGATGCTTGCCGGCGCAAGGTGGGCGTGACGCCCGATTGAGAATGCAGCTTTATTGAGGTTTTCGTTTCTCCCGCCAGACATAGACGCAATTACGTCAGTGACCGCACCATCTAAAACCTTTTTGAAATATGCTTCGGACATCTTTTTCCCTTTTTGTAGTTAGTTTGAGGGGCGCATGCCGCGCCCCTCAGTTCTTTAGAAGCCGAAGTTGTTATCCGCAGGCGCTGCTGGTGCAGGCGCTGGCGCTGCTGCAACCGGTGCCGGTGCGGGTGCTGCGTCTTCAGCCGGCTTGTTAATCCACTTCGTAATGTTGAAGCCTACATCGTATGATGTCCCCTTGCCGATCAGCACGGGAGTGGATGACGTGACTTGCACAACCGGCACTTTGCCCTCTGCAAACTCTGGCGATTTTTCCGCCTCGTTATACAGCTTGGCGATAAACTGGCCCAAGCCGTAGCTGTTGCCGCTAAATGTTGATGAGCGACCATCTGCCAGCCAGCAGCTTACCTCGAAGCCGTTCTTGTGGTTTTCGCTTGGGCGTGGCGTACCCTGTGATGGGCTTGGCCAAGGTTGCCAGTCGCGAACGCCTACATCGATGTGAAGCCAGCCGAACGTGACGTCCTTGATGTCGATGGCAAGTCCGCGATCCATGTCGATTGGCTCGTCGCCTGCATCTGTCTTTGCCCACCAGCGATTTTGCGGTAGGTTTGCGCGCACGTAGTTGCTTGCGCCTGCACTGTCGTTTGATCCGAATGAAATTGGCATGTGTGTCTCCTGACTAGATTGCCGTAAAGTTAAATGCATAGGACGGGATTTGGATCGTTTGCAAGTCACCATATCCGTATTCCCATACATTCGTTTTGAGCGCTTGGTGATATTTCTCCAATGCGCATTGTACCCCAGCCGCGCCTTCGTCGAGCGACTGGAAGTCCAATTCGTATACGCCTACGGGGTAAGGTGCGTCCTTACCCACGGCGATAAAGATAAACCGATCGACCTCGTGGCCATCATTTAACATGCAGCGACGATACCACTGGTCTTGGAGGTGATAGCCAAAGTTGGCACACTGCTTCGCAAAGCCAGATGGTGATGGGTCAATTGTAGTTTTCAAGTCTATGACGGCGGCAATGTCTTTGCGCCAACCGTCTGGGCGGCAGCGCATATCAACGCCAGTCGCCTCGTCGTGTGAGAATATGCTTGCCTCAACCAGCAGGTCGCCGCCCAGCAGCTCCATTGCGGCTGCGTTTGACCGCACAGAGTTGGCCATTTCCACTGCGACTTGGTAATCGCCCTCAGTCAGTAGGATCGCGCCCTCTTCGGCTGCGGCTGCATATTGATCTTTCCATGCGTTGCCCCTGCGTGTTTCTGGGCCGCACCACACTGTGTTGCTCAAGTGCGGTTCCAGTACCAGAGTGTGAACCGCTGTTCCGGTGTCAAAAGCGGTGCTTGCCTTGCGCTTTGCATACTTAAAGTGTGCCGGCGACTGCATTGCGATCGTCTTGGCCCCCGATGCGCTCAGCGCTGGGTCAAGGTGGTACGCTTCATTCGTTAAATCAGTCTTAACCGGCATTGTTTTTACCCCACTTGGCGATCAGCAGCGCCTCTGCTCGGTGTTCGTCTTTTTTGCGTTTTAGCCGTTCACTTAATTCTGGGAACCACTGCTGCGCTAGACGCCGTGCAGAATCCTTATCCTTCGGCAAAGCCAAGGCCCGCTTCCACTTCGCCGGCGACACCAGCGAGAACGGCACCTTTGAAAGCGCGCATGTGCTGCTGATTTGACCAAAGCCGTATCCTAGCTTAAAGGTAGACACGACGCCTTGGCGCGGCATTGCCTGCTGACGCTCAATATATATGTGATCAACCTTTTCAACTGACTTAATAATGTCCATCAACGCAAGGACATCAACACCACCTTCGCTGTATGTCGGAAGGTCGTGAACCTCTGCCCAGTCGTCGCCAACAAGAGCCACGCCACCTGTGCGGTATCCGCAATCAATCCCGATTATCATTTAAATCGACCCCTCCAGCTTTCAGGTAATCGCGCAACGCCAGTTCGACGATCAGCGACATGCTCATCCGGCTGTCGTAGCTAAACGTATGTAGCGCATCGTAGACATCCTCACGAATGCGCGGTCCAATTTGCTTCAGTTTATTCATCTCGCTCTCCATCGTTAGCACGGTGTTAACAGTTGTGTTCTGTTTGCGCAAGCCACATGCCTATGTTAAGTTAATAAAAAGTTCACTCTAATATTCTGGCGGATGTATGACCGAAAATTGGCACCTATCAAAGTCCGTACCGATCACTGTTATTGTGACTATCGTTATGCAGTCGCTTGGCCTTGTTTGGTATGTGTCAACTCTTGATGCATCGGTAGCGTCCAACGCCCGCGAGATAGCTCGCCATGAAGTTCGCATTATTGAAATTGAGAAAACATCTCAGTTGCAGGCTGTGATGCTGGGCCGAATTGACGAAAATATAAAAGCAATACGCATGGTGATTGAAAAAAGGTCTGATAAGTGATACGCCTGCTCCCTATACTGTTTGTTGCGGGCTGCACGACGGTCAACCAGCCTATGACGTACACAGCCGCCTGCAATAGTGATCCGCTGTGCCAGCGAAATAAGGACGCGGAAACGCTGCACTATATCGGCCAGACGCAAGCTGCATTGGAGATTATGTGTCCAGATTTAGTCACATATGGTTCGGCCTGTATCTACTGACAGCAAGCGCAGCACACGCCCAAGACATCAATGGAGACCTGAGCACCAACATTGGTTCTGGGTCTAACGTAGACAGCAACAACAGCACTGAAAACACGACCTACAATGGTTCGCAGGGTGCTATGAGTAACCCCGTCCCTACCGCAATGGCACCGACAATGATGGGCGGGGGCGGCAACGATAGCTGCTT